TCTATGAATTTGACCCGTCTGGGCTGGCAACATTCTACTTCCTGCCAAGTTGGTGCGCGGTTCCCTTTGGCATCGGTGGGTCGACAGTTGCACACGTTGTCAAAAGAGCATACAGGTACAAAGCCGTTAGGAATGCACTGCCGTAAAAGAGTACCACTGGGACCTGTGAGCGGTTTCCCCGTGTTTTCATCTTCATCCCTCCCTGGTGCTTCAGCTAGAAAATACACTTCAGTTTGGCGTGCCAGCGTAGGCAACATTTTGGGCGTTTGCACGTCAGCCTTATTCAAGGGGCAGGCTTTGCAGCCAAGCCTACGCAACGCCTGCACACTGGCGCGGGCATTGCGGGGCGTGCCCAAAGGGGCTTTGCCAGCAGGCTTTGCAGCCTTGCGGGCTTGCTTAGCGAAGTAAAATGAAATGGCTACCTCCTGCTTGGGTCGTACTTACCAACACGCAAGAAATGCATCATCCTTTCAGTTGGGCTCAGCCGTTTCCACCAGGGAATTGGATGGATGCCACAATCAAGACAGTACTTTTTTGAAACTATTGTCCTGCCACCATTCAAATTAGTTGTTCTATCGCAGACAACGCGCCCGCCGCATTCAGCGCACGCCCCCTTAGGCTGTTGGAATGTATGCAGTCTTGCATTCCTCAATCTGTCCTGCATTTTATTCTCCCAGATTTGATGCCAGGATAAACAACTTGCTGCCTGAGCGGAACGTGCAGCAGTTCTCAGCGACCGACATTTCATCACACAGGCTGATGCAGCGTTGGATACGTGCTGCCGAGACGTTAGCTTGCACATCACTATGGCCGTTGAATGGCAAGTTATCCTTTATGATACCCATAGAGGCAGTTGTCAGCAGTCCCAACCGGCCGCCTTTGATGGTGAATACGGTTTTGGCGGACTCAGGGTCGGCCACTACCCTGGCCCTGCTAAGGGCGTGATCCAGCCCCTCCGGCACCTTGGTGAATTGTGGCTTGGCCTTCAGAGTACGCTTGATCAACGCCTCGTGGTCAAGCGGGTTGTCAATTTCCAGCAGCCTACCGTAGATGCTGAATTCGCTGTCCAACTCTACCGCTGCCCATTCGTCATTGATGGAAATCTCACCCGAACTGGCCTCGGACTGCTCTGTTATTTTAATCAACGAAGCACAGAAATCGTTTGGCAGCAGGCGGTCCACCTTTGCCGTCACCTTGGTGTCGGTAACATACCTTGTGAAAGCATCCCCATCACTGGAGTATAGAGTGCCTTGGTGCAGGCGCACCCCCATCATTTTCAGTTGTGTGTAGTCCTTGCTGACTGTCGACAAACATTGACCAAGCCCAATGAGAAGGTCTTCATTAAGCTCCATGATTGGCTCAAGGTCAACCGGCACCAGCCAGAGAAAGTCCTCAATCGGGAACCAGGGTAGCTTGAAGGTGGATTTGCCGGTCCTGACCACCAGGTCGTCACCCTCAATCTTGAAGACCACCGTTTCTGCATGACTGTTCTCAAGCAGCTCCTTGAGCGTTTTCCCATGCACACAAAATGCTTCTTCGGTGGGGCAGGGGGTGGTTACCCCCAAGGTGTCATTGCAGGCAATGACATCTTCGCCGGTGAAGGCGAAGCATTTAAGGATCGGTATCAGGTCATTGTCGGCCAGCGCCAAGCTGACCAGCCCAAGCTTCTTAACTAGTTCCTGTCTGTCCATCATCTAACCTCTTTATTGCTGCCAGCTGCTTCGCCAAGGATTCGACTTGCGTGGTGACATATTCAATATCGCGGTAAATTTCATCCTTCATGCGGATATGCTGTAAAGTCTCACCGTCAAGTAATCCTGGGGTAAAGTCAAAGGCATGTGAACAATCAAAGCCGAACCAGTGAAGATCACTGTCTGTGTGTGGGCCTGAGAAAGTCAGCCCTCCGTGCACGTCAATGTCCATGATTTTGTATTCTACCCGATGGGTGATGTGCCTACGCCACCACTCAACATTTTCGTCGACATAGCCCTCTATATAAAAACTGTAGCTCATTCCATAAGCCGGGTGCTCTTTCGGTACGCCAACGTACCCGCAGAGAGCCCCAAACGGGCCGCGTAGTATTTTACAATCCAGCATGGTGGCTGGGTCAACCCAATCCTTATCGTCAGGTTCATTCTGCCAGGGGCCTGGCCCCCAATCCTCCTTGTTTTTACGGCTCATTGGGGTGTCCTGAATACGAGGAGGAGATAGCGTCATTTGCTTCTGACATTTGATTTCTCACCAGGAGTTTTGAACACCAATAAGAATTCGTGCGCCGGTACTAACTTCAATCCGCGCCAGGCATTGGTAGAGCGTTTAGCAGCTGAAGCAAAATTCTTTGACAGCACAATCTGCTGCCAATAGATGAAATCGGCAGCCTGAAAGTTCTGGACTGTGTGCGCCGGGAAATCAATCAACTCACCAGTTTTCTTATCCCTGAACGGTCCAACCACGATGCAGACAAAGGCACCCGGCTTCATGTGCTTACGATGTGCGTGAGCGCAATCTAACATGGCTGAATTAAACCTACTGTAAGTCTTCAGGTTGCTGAGGTCGTTGGGCAGATCACTGTACGTTTCCAAGTTCCAGTAAGGTGGGCAAGTCAATGCCATATCAAATAGGCCAACATCTTTGCCGAGTACGCAGCCGTCACCGAGAATAAAGCTGCCACCACTAAGGTGCAGATCAGCAAGCGTGGACTTGTTTTCATCTATCTGCTCCTGCCTGATTTCGAAGCCGACGTACTCGTAGCCCATAATGGCCGACACAACGGCCCGAGGAGGGCCGCCAGCAAAAGCATCAAGAATGCGACCGCCGGGTGGTCCGTAGCGAAGCAGTACCCACTCAACCAAAGGAGCAGGGAATACGCTGTGAGTACCGGTATAAACACTATCATGATCTGCTCTCATGGTTTCAGTGCGGGTGCCGGTATGGCCGGTTTCCCCCAGCAACCTGCGCCAGTCCCTGACCCGCCTGCGGATCAGTTCATCCACGCGCCAGACAGTGGTGGTAGTCTGAAACCAAGCTTTGCCCGGTGCCGGACGTGAATACCCCTCCTTAGCGGAGATAAGGAGGGGCCTGGTTCTATGCATAACTTTCCCTGACGGGCCTTTGGTTTTATACAGCATCTTTCATCTCAGCCAATTTGGGCTCTATGTTGGTGATCAGCTTCCTGAGCTCCACAAAGAGCCTGGCAGGTATGAAGACTGCTGTATGATAAGTTGACTTACCAGCGGCAGGGAGGGCTTCACCAAAGCTAAGCCTCACCCCATCGGAGTAAACGTTCGCCGACAGGGCCGTGACCAGTGGTGCTTTCAAGTCAAAGGGGTCGGTCATTTGCCCTTCACCTTCTTTCCCACATCGTCCTTGTGAATAAGTTTGAGGACTTTGTTCTCCAGCTTGTCAATCCGGTGCCCTTGCTTGTGCAGCTTCCGCAGCATGTTGTACTGGGTGTCGCCCAGTTCAAGCTGCACGTCGCGCATGGTACAGCCCTTTTCCAGCATCTTCAGAGCCATGCTGACCTTGGTGCCCTCGGTGACGCCGTAGCGGTCTTTCTTGCCGGTTATTTTCGTGTAGTCCGGCTCGTGGCCCGGCTTGTGCTTCGGCTGGATGTCCGGTTTACCCTTTTTCTTCCTGAGGTACCTGCCGCCCGACCCTTTCCTGGGGTTTTTGTGCTTCTTTGTTGCAGGTGGCGCATCAGATACTGGTTGTCCATCGCCAGGCTGAACATCTTCTGAAGTTGGTTCCTCACCAACTTCTTCAAGTTGTTGTTCTGTCTCCTCTCCCTCTGCAACTCCTTCCTCAGGTGTTTCTTCAGGCGTTTCTTCAGGCGTTTCCGCATCCACTTCGGTGGGTTCGCTACCTTCAGCATCCTCAACTGCTCCATCGTCCTCGCTGGCATCCTCAACCTCCTCCGGTTCTGCGTCAGGGAAATCCTCTATCTCCCGTTTCTTGTTCCTGGCCTCAACTGCGTCCTGCAGCCAGTCATAGGTAGGCTCAGTCATCTTATCAAATGTAGTGTCGTCCTTAACCCCATCCACGGCTTCGGCTAATGCCGTCAGGTACTCCTGCCGGTCCTCGTAGTCATCAGGGTGTTTCTTGAACTTCAAAAGCTTGACCAGTTCTGCCTCAATCTCACTCACTTTGCTCTCCTCTGTTTGAGTTCGTATGCATAGAAATGCCAGTAGTTTACGAATATGTGGTGATCGGGCCAATGCTTCATTCCATAACACACGCCATTCCAATCCAAATTATATTCTACTCCTTCAGGCCCAATGCACCAATACTTGGGGTGGCGACCAGGGTCCTTACAAAAGTAATCCCATATTTCACGGGGGTACACCATATAGACCCTTACCTTGTTGTGCTTATCCAACAAAGCCTCAAGCTCTTCAGGCGTCACAGCACCTTCAGGTCTGTCCATTGATCAACTCCTGAATTTGCTCCCTGGATAGTTCCCCTGGGTCTTTGACCCCCTCAGGCAGCTGCCCTACCGTCACAGTAGATGACGGCAGCCACTCCTTGGCTATGAAAGCAGGCTCTACCGCATCACGGTCGAACAGTATAACGGTTTTATCGAAGCGGGCTCTTCGGCTGTTCAACAGCACCAGCTGTTCAATGGGTATGCTGGTGCCGAAGGTGCAGGTGGCCCGCACCCCCTGTTCAAGGCCGTGATAGTCCAGCTTCATGGCGTCGAACGGCCCCTCAGTGATGAACAACAACCTGCCGCCCTGCATCAGGTCGTCCTCATTGAAAATGGTCTCCTTGACCCGCTTGGAGCTGAGGTAGCGTGGTGCGGTTACTGGGGTACCAAGAGCACGGCCGGTCCAGGCAATCAGTGCCTTGCGCTGATACAGCGGTATGATCAGCCGGTCCTTGTAGCGGTCCACCATACAGCATTGGAGCTTGTACTGCCTGATTACGGCATCTGGGTTAAAGCCCCTGACCAGCAAATATTGCCAGAACTTGGCCGTGCTCCCTGTAGCCTCAATCGCGCGTAGAGTTGGTAGCACTTCAGGTGGTTCAACCAATTTAGCTTTCTTGAACCAGTCCTCACCAACTTCTGGTATGTCACTGGTGTCAATCTGGTCCGGATCGCTTCTACTGTACTGATCGACTATGATTCTGGCCTGGTGTTGCGAACACCTGAGCAGGGTGCCAATCAGGTAGGTGGCTGAATGGCCGCGATGCTCAGGGTTGCGCAGGCAACCCCAGCTTCCCTTGGACAGATTGATGCCCAGGTGTTGGCTGGGGTCTTCATCGCCGCACCACGGACACTGAATGCTGATCTCACCACGGGCCGTATTAGGCCCGCGTGAAACCCATTCTATCTGATTGTCAGTGAGGAAGTCTTGCCAGTTCATGAGTGGTAGGTGTGTAGGTTGATATGTTCGCCACAGTGAGGGCAGAATATGCGCCCCAGTTTCTGGTAGTGGGGTTTGCGTTTTGCCGGTACAGGGGCTGTCTCGTACCCCTTCTGCCTTAGCACTTTTTGTATATACATAAGGCTTTTCCCGCCAAAGTTTGGTATGCACAACAGCTCTGCATCTGTGGCCTCTGAAACCCTTTTCCAATCAATGTAATTTTCTGAGATAAAATCATACCACTGATCATGTCCGTAGTTGATACCACTCTCTTCGAATACACTCAATTTGCTCTTATTTTCTTTTATGACAAAGTTATCATGAAGTAGACAGTTGAGTGCCCTGACCCTTGATATATCTCTTCTCATGTGCTCATGCCTTAGCCGTCATCCCGCAGTATTTGCAGTACTTCTGCTTGAAAGCAGTGGTAGTTTCCCACCACTGCATCCAATGTCCCCTGCTGATGTAGCTGGGCCGCCTGATGGTTTGGCCTTCGATGATCACATGGTCCATGTAGATGTCTATCTTCATAGTTCACCTCCGTTGAGTAGTTCTTCCAGCAAACTTTTGCCTGCCAAGTTGGCAGCGTGCATGCGCTGATCCGCCGTGTACTTGACCAGTAGATCATAAATCCACACCCGTTGGGCCTGCCCTGGCCGCCACAGCCTGGCTTCGCCCTGTTTGCGGTCAATGGGTGAGTCCGGCTGCTCATAGACAATCATGTAGTTGGCGTGTTGCAGGTTCAGCGAACTGGACCCACTGCGCCAGTTCAGCACCATCACCTTACAGTCAGGGTCTTCCCTGAACCTTCGTAGTTCACCAATAGGGTCTTTTTGACCGCTCCAGATGCGGGCGCACGGAACCCCCATTCTAGAAAGGCGGTCAGCAAGGACACCGTTACTATAAACAAAATGATGGAAGATAACTGCCTTGCTGCCATGTGGCATATCTTCAATATGCTGGACAACCGCCTCAAGCTTTGGGTTGTCGTCAAACTGGACCTGTATCTTGTCATTGTCTTCCCCCTTTAGTGTCATAAAGCCTGATGATAGCTGGCGAAGCTGCAGGTAGCTGGACTCAACCTGCCGGTACTGTTTGCCCTTCACGGCATCCCGTAGATTAACCAGGGCCTTGGCCACGTAGCCTGCACTGTCAGCAGGGAGGCTAAGCAAGCGCCGACAGTACTCCTTGCTGGGCATGTCGGCAAATTCATCGATGGTGTACCTGATGCTCCTATGCTTGATGATGCGCTGCAGGTCCGGCATTAGCTGTTTCTTGAAGATGTAATCAAAGCCACCCCAATAGTTTTTCTTCTCAGTGAAGAAAGCACTGCGGTACAGCCCAAGCGTCGGGCCTAGTGTCTCACCAAAGTCAATCAGGTTGAACTGCGGCCAGAGGTCCTGCATGTCGCGGCCAAACGGCGTCCCGGTCAGCCCCAGAACGTATTCACTGGTAGAGGAAATGGCCCTGCACATACGGTAGGTCAGCGCCGTGTGGTTCTTGCAGCGGTGGATTTCGTCACAGATCAGGATATTGAAACCTTTGAAGTAATCCCTGATCTGGGTAGCATTGATGTCCCACTTCCCTTTGCCCTTTTTGGTCTTCACCGGGTAACTGACCATGGCCACGGCCGATTGATAGCAGATCACAAACAGGTCGGCGTCTCTATTTTGCAAGCGGTCAAGGTTTTCGGCGGTACTACCCAACAATGCTACACAATGCAGGTCGGGGGCGTGTTTGGCCACTTCCTCAACCCAGGTGTCAACACTGGTGATGTAGGGTACAAAGACAATGGCCCTGGGTCGCTCACCACGCTGCTTCAGGTACTTCAGCAGGGCCAAGGATAGCAGGGTCTTACCGCCGCCCATGTCCCAGAAATACATGAACCGCTTGAGTTCCAGGGCCAATAAAAGTCCTGCTTTTTGATGTGCCCAAAGATTGATACCGTTGAAGTTCGGCCTGGGCTTGAGCATCTTCAATTCAGCGTCAAGCTTCTCAATCGGTATGGTTTTAAGCCAGTCGTGGGATCCCAAGTCCCTGGCTAGAAACTCCCTGACTGCCTGCTTAGAGATCATGTTATTTTCCCCGCAGCCGCTCGATCTCGGAGCGTAAGTCGCGAGTTATGATGGCGTGATCTTCGTCCCGCTGTTTAAGCGCCTCCTTCAGCCGCTCGGTCTCGATTTCCATAGCAAGCACGCGGTTGATTTCCGCGTCGTATAGATTTTTCCAACGCTCGATCTCGGCCTCTGCTGAGTGCACCCTTCGCCGCAGGTGTACGATCTCGGCGGCCACCTTATTCATAACAGCATCAGTGCTCTCGTAGGTCGCCGACAACTCATTTCCCAAGTTATGGGCACAGTCCCTGATTGCCGCCCGTAGCCGCTCGATCTCGTCGGCGGCCTCCAAGCCCCGACGTATCCAAACGTGAACATCCGGCATGTTTGAGTCACGCAGCCGCTCCACAATGTCGCTCATGGTTCCTCCTCTCCAGCTGGCAGGTTCTGCCAATATGTGCCTCTCATGAGGCTGGAATCTACAACGAACTGTCCCGTATTGTACGCCTGTGAGATCACGATAGTAAATTTATCACGATCATTTCTACCCGCTGCCACATGCAGCCGTGCCAGCCCCAGCTTGTTCTCGGCCGGGGTCTGGCTATAGGTGAGCACCACGTCGGCGTGGGCTATTTTGCTGTAGGCTTCAGCCACATTTTCTATGCCTACCTGCTTGGATTTGGCCGCACTTCTATGGGATTGGCTGACCACTGCCAGGGCTATGTTACGCTGCTTCGCCAGCCCGCGCAGCTCCTTGAACACTTCATCCAGGGCCAATCTGTAATTGTCCTTGTCCAGCTTCATCAGGTCGGGGTAATCCACAATTAGCAGGTCAGGTACAAACTTCTCACTGGCCTCAAGATTGTCCAGGTAGGCGCGAAGCTGCAGCACGGTCAGGTGACCGGTAGGAAATTCCTTGACTATGATGTTGTCCAGCAACCTGGCGGACCAGCGGTCAATCCTGCGTTCCAGTTTCTTGCGGATGTGAGGGTCATCCATGGACAGCGCAGGCTTGGATTTTTTACTGTCAAAGCCGTTGATCCGGTTGAGGCTGTCACGCTGAAACCTGGTGATTTCAAATTCATCCTTGCGCTTGGCCATGGCAAACAACGACTGGAAGTAGCGTTGCGAAGTGCGCTTCTCACTCATTTCCAGGGTGATATGCACTACCCGGTAGCGGTGCCTTAAAGCCGACTTGGCCAATTGCCCCAACGCCCATGACTTCCCGGCCTTGGCATTGCCTATGAACAGCCATAGCTCCTTGCGCACCGGGCCGAAGCCACGATCATCCAGCTCCTTGATCCCGGTGGGAAATGAGTCGTCACCTATGTCCAGGAACTCCAGTGCCTTTTTCTTGTCTGACAGACGGGTACCGGGGTCAAAGACACTCAGGCTGACGTGGTTGGCACCGGCTATCAGCCGCTCAGCTTCCTCAAGCCCCTCTTCAGTGTCCCGCTGCAAAGCCTTTTGCAGGTCAATGGCGATGCTGCGCATGGATTGTCTTTTGACAAAAGTTTCCAGCGACGCCATGACATAGGCAGCGTTGATGTGCTCCCTGGAAGCATGCAGGCTTTCAATGATCTCAGCGTAATAGCCTGCTTCTGCAGCCTTGCCCTCAAGCTTGTCACTGAGCAAATCAGGTAGATGATCCCCAGGCGGTTTCTTGAAAGTGTCCAGGTAGTCATAGATGCGGGCTGCCAATAATCTGTAGGGTCCACCAAACAGTTCAGGGCCAATCACCGCACGGACAATGGGTGCCCTTTCGGGGTCAAAGGCAAGCACTGTGAGCAGATTTTCAGCCAAGGAGGTTAGTAGCATCTGACTCCCTCATGACTGCTTCAGGTTATGAGCATAGGCGTGCCAGTAATTGGTAAAGAAACTATAATAACCAGTAAGACTTTCTAGGGTTACATTGGCCATCGGTTTAGGGTTATCATTCACATACGCCAATTGCGGTGCCACCAAACGAAGAGCCGTTATGTAACCGTCCGGTCCATCCCAAACCAGCCACAACTTTACGGTCTCACCTTCAGCCACCTTTTGATCCAGCAACCACAGTTCATCTTGGGTCAGCGGTTTCATGACTGCACCAGATCGTTACGGTGCTGTACGTGGGCATGGGCAAACCAGAAATTGCTGAAGAAATATAGTGGGCCTGAATGCACCCACCTCACGGTCCAATCCTTTTCGATGGCAATGGAGTGGGTAGCTGCGGCATACACTGTTTCCTTAACAAGGAGCAGGCTACCGCTTATCCTCAACGGGTGCAATTTTCCTATATTAGGCGCAACATATGGTACCCTCTCCACGAGGAGCTCTGCTGGCACGACAATATAGACATGCCCCCCTATGAGGGCCTGCATTTCTTCATAACACCTGATAGCCCCCGTTGGGTACCTCATTTTCTCACCATGGCTTCAAGCAACTTCCCAGCCATTCCGCTCTGCCGGTAACCGGGGAAGGCACGGTCAAACACTTCAGGAACTCTACCCAAATTGCTAGAAACAATACCTATGGTAATAGCTACCTTCAGGTACTTTAGATCATCAACCAGCAGCTGTAGAAGCAGGCTGTTGACAGCTGCTTCCTGTACCTTGGTCATGTTGGGAAATAACTTCTCATAGAAGGACTCAACTTCGTGGAGGTTTTTCTGCCACTGTTTCCAGGAAGCAGTACGTTGGAAACTGTTGTAACTGGGACCTTTCTGGCCAAGTATGTCGAGCATAGAAGTGTACAGAACTGGTGTTTCTTGTTTCTTGTCCAGTAGATGATCACAGGCTGCTCTTATGGTAGCTAGTTCCTGCTGAGACAGTTTGGGGAGTTGTGACAAGATGTTCTTCATGGTTCAATCTTCCCAGGGGGCCTTTTCATCAGGGTCTGGCTTGTAATTGCAGCATTCATCCTCTGCAAAAGTTGTGACCTTTGCAGGAACCTTCTCATATTTGCTTTTACTGTAACTGGCCCTGTTGCGCTTGAGGGTTTCTGCTGGGTACTCTGTTCGCCATTTCCCATGGGAATCCTTCTTACGTCGGCCTACTTCCACGTCTTTGGAATCACACTTCATACACTTGAATTTCAATGTTTCTATGTTTTTCCAGTACACTTCCAACTCGTTGAGGAATCTGCAAACCTTGCATCTGATGTATACCCTTCTTGTATCAGCATGCTTCTTGTAAATTCCCCCTCTGCCTACAGTTCTCCTTTGTTGCCAAAGCTGTAAGTCCCTGGCTCCTATTGCTTCCCCTGGCGGTAACTTGGTGATCTTAATCATTTTCTATCCTACTTCTGGGCTACAGGCATAGGTATGGTCACCCGCTATCCCAGGCAGGGCGACCCCCTGCCTACGGGTATTGAGGAGCCAGAGCTAACAGCGAATATACCCTAGGTGCCCTGTTTCCCACGCCCTACCGACCGGGTAAGACGCGTGGCGGGCCAGACCACTGGCATAGTTAGTGTGCCAAAAAGCCTAGGATGCCAACTTCCCTTCTGGCAGGGTCATTGCGGTCGGGTGTAACGGTCTACCGTTCGCTTCGACGCTGGGAGGGTGCCAGCCCACTGTCACTTCGGGGTGTCAGGCGGCGCTACGGAGCTAAGTCCGGGCTGGCTACTTGTTAGGGTTGACTGAGGGGGGACTCTGAACTATGTCTACCCAGTTCCCTGATCCGCTTGTAGCCTTCCAAGCCTTAGCGGATTCGCCCGGTAGGAAAGTGACTCTTCCTACCGGGCAACTTTTTGAGCATGCCAAAACTTTCATGGGACTGTCAAGCTGCTTTAGCCGCCTTTTTGCAGACGCAGGGATCTGGCCCAGGCCAGCCACCAATTGGGTTCTGCTTCCTGATCCAGGACAATAGTTCTTAAAAGATTGCCCTTGAAGACAAAGGGCACAACTAATGAACCGGCGTTGTCACCATAATGAACATTAAATTTCTCCGGGTCGCTGGGGTGGGGCTTGAGGATGCGCTTTCCTACGTCCAGGACACCCCTCATGGGGTAGTACAGGGTTACCGTTTCCCCGGCCATCAGCTTCTCAACTATCTCTTTTTCTGTCATGGTTGACCCTCAGGCTGTAGGCGTAGGCGTGCCAATAGTTTTCAAACAGATAGCCATAACAGTCCTTTTCGCTGAGGCTGTTGCCTATCCCACGCCAAGCCAAATCAAATTCTCCTTGTGCTCGGTTGTCACATTTAAACACTAAGCACCTTAACCCACTAAGTCCTAGCAGTTGTGTTGGGGTTAGATCAGGTACTGCCGGGGTCCCACTGCCAAAAGTCACCGGGTAGACCTTGACTGTCTCACCGGCATTTACACGTTGTATAAGTGTTTGTACTTCCTCAATCGTTCTCAGTGCCCCTGGCGGGTGTTTGTCCATCCTTGACCTCCTTCAATACTGGCACCTGAAAGTCCTTGTGACACTTGGGGTCGGGCGGGTAGCAGCCTTTGGTGTCGGGCAGCACTACCTGCATCACGTCATAGTCTTCATTGCCGTAGAATTGACCGGCCTGAAAAGTGTATTTTTCCTTGGCCTCGTTGGATGCCTTATAGATGAGTATGGGGTACTCGCCGCCTACGCCAATCAGTTCGCCATCCAGCATGGTTTCCCCTGCCAACATCTTGTTACTTAGCTCGTTGAGCAGCCAACTCATGGCGTCGGCCTTGAAATTGCCAATGACCAGCAGCTCGGGCAATTGCTTTTCCTGGTTGCCAATGGTGTAGAAAAAGCTTGGTTCTTTCCTGGTGCCGTTAATGGCCAAGGTCACCCGCTTTGATTTGGCGATCATGTTGGCCATGTGATTGAGCAGGTCTTCATGGGTAGTGGTAACTCGTTTCTTCATTGTGTTTCCTTGGTTGGATGAAGTGAGGTCTTGATCAGTTTCAGGGCCATGAATACCACCCCAGTGGGGGAACCCAACTGATCCTTGTCGCGCCTAGCCCCGGCAGGCAATGGACTTACAGGAGGAAACCTGCCGGTATTCACGCTCGCCCGTTGACCTCCACGGCTGCGGGGGCAATACCCCCATGGGGAACTTTTAATCTACTTTGGTCAGCTGCGGGCGCTCCCTTGGGTCCTTGATCACGAAGCCGCTGACCTTGCTCAACGCCGCCAGCATCACGCTGTAGTCTACCAGCAGATTAGTCAACATTTGGTTTGGTATCTTGAGCGTTTGCTTCTTGCTGTCGATGGCCTGGTGCATCGCATGAAACGCATCCTGGCTGGTGAGCAGCTTGATCTGTGAAGTCATTCTACTGCCCTCACTCCGTCAGGGTGAACGGTGGCCGCCAGGGCATCGTGCCCACCGGCCACCGCATAGATTAGCAGGGGTTGCTTGTGCGGGTCATTGGCCAGCCGACGCTGCGCCAGTTTCACCGCGTCTTCAAGTGACCAGCACTCATCGCGCTCGTAGCGGCGCTTGCGCTTTCTGATCACGGTCCAGTACTGCGCATTTTCCATGATCCATTTGTTGCGTGCGTCAGCCTTGCTGAACTCAGGGATGAACGGAATGTCAGTCATGCTTTGCTCCTCTTGAAAATTGACAAATGAAAAGGCCCAAGGAACCTGGGGGCTCCTTGGGCCACTGCGCCCCTACGGGACGGGGGGACCAGATTAGGGCGCAGTATTATTTCGCACTCAAATGGTACTTGGTAGCCTGACGGGCACCAATCCCAGACACCAGGGTACGAGTCACTTTGAAGCCCTTCCCCTCCAGCTCGGTCAGCACGTTGAACTGGGTGCTCTCAAGGGCCTCCTTCACTTCGTTGAGGGTAGCCCCCTTCTTGGCGGCGTACATCGCCGCTGCACGGGACTTGATGCTGCCCTTGCGCAGGCCGAACTGGTCCTGCTTGGCGGGGTCAGCGGTGCGGGCTTTGCGCGGCTTGGCCGCACCCTTGGCCTTTACTTTGGCCGCACCCTTGGCCTTTACAGGGGCTTTGCCGGGCTTGTTTTGGGCCGCTTTGCGGGCAATTGCCTTCAGTACAGGGCCGCTGGGCGAAGTACGTACCTTGCGGGCACGCCGCTTCGGCATGGGCATGGCCTCAGCGTCTTGGCCATTGCCAGCGGTACTCACGTCACTTTCGTTGATCATTACACACTCCGGGGGTTGCGGTAGAGATGTACTAAGGGACACCTTCCCTGGATGTCAATAGTTTGCCCCGAAATTATTAATCGACCAGCCGAGGATTGCCCGAGTTGCTGGCAAACACAATTGAGTTCTTTCCCAGCGCCCGTGCCACAGCCGCTACCGTGGCAAACTGCGGACGCCGCGTGTTGCCATGGAACCAGTTGTGGATGGTGGAAGCTGCGACCCCCGAGTCCTGGTGAATGGTGCTGTACTTCTTCTTGGAAGCACTCACCGCTGTCCGTAGCGCGTCAATCACCGGGTCTTTCTCAACGAAGCTGTAGCTCTTGTACCGTAGAAAACCACGCTTTCCTTTTGCCATATCATGGCTCCTCTGGTTGCAGTTACGCACTCACTTCACTTCGTACTTGCCTTTATCTACACGTTTGATTTTGCCTTCCGCAATCAGCCTGGTCAGATAGGCGCTGGTGGTTGTCCTGGACATACCAAGTGATTCTATGATGTTGGCTGCATCTTCCCAACTGAAGTTTGTCTCACCCCGCGAAAGCAATTTACTGTGGAGCTCGACTTGCTTGCCACCCTTGCTTGGTGTCTTTTCCTTGACCTGCTTCTTGTCTTTGCTGGCCACGGCATTACGTACCGGGAGCAGCTGCGGCTGGCCTACGATCAAGCCATCCAAGGCCCACAGGGCTTTGTGCAGCTTGCTGTCCTCAACGATGATTCTTACTTCAAACATTCAGTCCTCCTTCAACGCCTCTTTGGCGATTGCTGCGACCATGGTTACGACGTGGCGCATGGCACTGGCACTGACTGCATCGAGCGTTATGCCGCCAGCCTTTAGGAGGTCATGTGCCTTATCAAGATCAGGCTCGGGAAACACGCTGAGTGGGTACGCTTCACCCCACCTAACAATTGACCGGAGCGCTTCCTCATATCGCTCCAGTTTGTCCTGAGCCTGATCCCTTTTGACCTCTTCATCTATATCCATTCAATCCTCCTTTGCGTTTAATGTGCGCAGGCAGACCCACTGTATCAATACTTCCTTGCACGTAGTGTGTGTTATTGAACGCATTAGTTCTGGGGTGATCTTACCATTTGTTTTAATGATACGTCGTACTTTCATCCCTTGGATACACCACCAGCACGAACAACCCTTCGTCATTGGTGCACGCATAAATTCTTCCACTGTCATGACTGCCTCACTCA